AAGGAGATTATACCATGTTTACACAACAAATTGCAAAACCATCTTACGTTAAAACTAAAGCTTTCGGGCTTTGCGGAACACTAGCTCTTGTTACCGCATTGCTTATCGGTGCTGGGGCAGTATCAGCAGACGAAACCACTCAACCAGTGGCGGACACACAACCAGCGGTAGCTAACGTATACACGGCAGATAATGCCGGCAACATTACAGTGACACCGTCTGAAACAGTGGCACCAGTGGAAACACCAGCGGTTGCTACCGAATCAGCACCAGTGGCAGAACCTACACCGGTTACAGAAACACCAGTAGCGCAACCAGTGGCAGAAACTACAGCGCCAGTCGAAGCGCAACCTACTACATTCGTTAAAGAGGGTGACACTATCCAAGTATCTAACCCTAATGTTGAGGTTGACCAGTCTCAAGGAACTGGTAAATACCAAGGCTTCACAGTGGAATACAAGGATGTAAAATTCCCTGACGATATGGCTATCAATGAAGGGGATAAGGTTAAGTTCACTTTACCTGAAGAAGTGAAATTTCAAACTAACTTTGACTTTGATGTTTACAATCCTGACAAGCAAGTTGTTGGTAAAGCTACTACAGACACAGCAAGCAATACTGTGACTACTGTATTTAACAACTACTTTGCATCTCATCCGCTTAACAAGCAAATGAGTCTTAAAATGGACGCTACTTGGACAGACAAGGTCGAAAGTGGCAAGCCAGTCACAGTAAACTTCAATGGGACAGTGATCACCGTCAACATCGGCAAAGAACAAGAAATTGGTAAAGATGAATTACTTTCTAAATGGGGTAGTCAAGACGAGAATGACCCAACTGTTATCAACTGGACTATCCGTGTTAACTACGCAAGACGTGTGTTGAATTATGTGACATTGATTGACACAATGAGTGACAATCAAACCCTTGTGGATAACTTCTTTGAAGTTAAGAACATTGAGAGCGTGAATCCATGGATTGATAAAGGTTCAGCAATGGATTTAGTTAAGTCAATCAGCAAATCTGAGCATGGCTTTGAAATCAAAATGGACCGACTTGACCATATGATTTACTTGAACTATAAAACCAAACTGACAAATGCAGTTAAGGATAGCGTTAATCCAACCAATAAGGTTGAGTTAAAAGCTGAGTCAGATGGTGCTGTTTCATACAGTTATGTTCAACTCGTCGGTGGCCGTGGCGATGCATCAGGCGAAAACAAACCAGAACCAACATTTGAAATTCCTCGTGAAGCTCCAAAAGTTGAAATCCCTGAGTGGAATGGTGGGGTTACACCTCCAGACGCTCCGAAGTATGACAAGCCAGAATTTAATGGTGGTGTTGTACCGAATGAAGCTCCAGTGTATGAAAAACCATCAATCGATATTAACGACATCCCGCTCCTTCCACCAGCCCCAGTGGTAGAGATTCCTGAATGGCATGGCGGAACTACTCCATTCGATGCACCTAGCATTGATAAGCCAGAATGGTCTGGAGGTGTCGTACCATTTGATGCACCAGTTTTGGACTTGCCAGAATTGCACATTCCAGAAGAACCAACACCAGAAAAACCTAGCACACCAGAAAAAGCCCCTAAAACGAGCGTAGAGCGTCCTAATAACAAAGTGGCACAATCTACCGCAGTATCTTATAAACTCGATTCTGAGCCAAATAAGGCACCAAATACAGCCGTTTACGGCGGTGTCCTTCCAAATACCGGTGAAAAAGAAGGTATCATGTCAACTCTTGGTCTTGTGGTCATTGCAGCAGGTATCACAAGTTTGACATTGAGTTTCAAAAAGTACAACGGTAAAGAAGACAAGTAATTAAATAATCAGTAGTGGTGGGAGGGTAGGCATTAAACATGGAACAAGAAACATACGAGGTCGAAAGCCGTTGGCGGAACAAGTACATTAATTTAGGTCGAGAGTTGGGGGAGATTATCAATAGTCAGCAAGACAGAATTTTGTCGCTAGCTCAAGAAAACACCAAGCTCAAAAGAGAGCTTTGGCACCTAAAAAAGTCAAAGGGCAGAAAATGGCTCTAAAACCGCTTGTAACCGCCCTAAACAATCTAGTGGCACAATTACACTAGAGAAACGGTAAAACGGCAAATAACCCCCGAAATTTGAGAATTAGGGGCATATAAAAAGGATATGACATGGAAAATCAATTACAAACTACAAAAGGGGCGTATTTAACTGACTTGCAACAGCTTGACGGCGAGACGTTGAGAAACTTTGTTGACCCGAAACATCAAGCAAGCCCACAAGAGCTTCAAACGTTGCTGGCAATCGTTAAAAACCGCAATCTTAACCCTTTCACTAAAGAGGTCTATTTCATCAAGTATGGTAACAACCCAGCTCAAATCGTGGTGTCAAAAGATGCATTCATGAAGCGAGCTGAACAGAATCTGAATTACGACGGCTTTGAAAGCGGCATAATCTACGAGGATGAAAAAGGCGAGCTTAAAACTAAAAAGGGCGTAATCTTACCCCGCAAAGCTACCTTAATCGGTGGCTGGTGCGAGGTTTACCGCAAGGATAGAAGCCGTCCAGTGTATCGTGAAGTTGAACTTTCAGCTTATAACACGCATAAGAACTGGTGGCAGAAAGCACCGGGCCAAATGATTGAGAAAGTGGCAATCGTGGCAGCCGTTCGAGATGCGTTCTCGGAGAACGTAGGCGGTCTATACACTGCGGACGAAATGGAACAAGCGGCACCTATCGACGTGACACCAAGAGAAACGCAAGAGGATGTTAAGGCTCGTAAAATGGCACAGATTGAGCAGCAAAGACAGGAGCAAGCTCAACCAGTCCAACCAGAGCCAGAACTAGTTGAAGACACTGAGGAAGTGGAAGAACAGCCACAACAAGCACGCTACGAGTCAAGAAGCGATCAACAACCTAACTTCATTAGCAACGAGCAACATGACATAATCATGCAACAAATTAACGAACTTGCCTTAATTACTGGTCAAGCAACCGAAACAGTAGCTAATTACTACTTGAAGAAGTACAAACTAAATGATTTCCATGAGTTGCTAGTAGCAGGTTTTAACGTGGTAAGCAACGACATTCAAACACAAATCAATAATCGAAAGGGATAGAACATGAAGGACGTAACGAACAACGCAACAAATATTTTCTTGGAAACAATCGAACCGGTCTATACGCCGGGGAAAATTAGCTTTGATTTTGACGCATTCGACAAGGCTATTCAGACAGCAGTTAGTGAGTTGTCTGATGAACAACTTGATAACTTGGAATATGACGATATCAAGAAGGAGTTTACACGCTTCAATGGGCTCTTGACAAAGTTGGACGACAAGCGAAAAGACATCTCGAAAGTGTACAAGAATCCGCTTAATGAGTTTGAAGCTAATTTCAAGACATCTAAAGAGCCGCTCGAAGGACTTATCAATAAGTTACGTGCCAAACGAGACGAAATTGACGAACACAATAGATTGCTCCGAGTTGACCACGTTAAATCAGTATTTGAAGAAAAATGTGAACTGGCAGGTCTAGACAAAGACACGTTTAAGGACAAGTATGACGGCTATTCTTTGAAAAAATGGTTTATCGACAAGAAAATGAAGCTCAAAAAAGAAACCATCGAAGAAATCGACGCTCTTGTTTTGGCTGAGTATGACCGACTTGAAGAGTACAAAGCTAACGTGGGCATGATTGAGGAACAAGCCCTTGACTATGAACTGCCGGCAGAGCTATACATTAAATTATTGCAAGTCGGTACGCCTTTAGTTGAAGTTATCAAACAAATGAAAAAGGACCGTGATGCAGCCGTTGAGCGCAAGCAGAAAGCGGAAGCCAAACAACAAGCAGAAGCGGCACGCCTAGCAGAAATTGAAGCAATGGCCCAACAGTCTGCTAACGAGGAAATCAAGGCGGTAAATGCTGAAACTGGTGAGGTTATCGAAGACGCTAAACCCGTTGAGGAAGTGCCTAGCAAACCCACTGAACCGTACAAGGTCAATCTTTCACTAACATTCCATGGCGGTGAACAACAATGGCATCAATTCGCTAAGTTGCTTGACGACAACTTTGTAAATTATGAAATTCTAGGAGAGAATCAATGATGAATTCAGTCTGTCTTGTTGGTCGCCTAACCCGTGACCCCGAACTTAAATATACAGGTAACAACGTCGCAGTAGCTACATTCAGCCTTGCCGTTAACCGCAATTTCAAGGACGCTAACGGCGAACGTGAAACAGACTTTATCAACTGTGTTATCTGGCGTCAGCAAGCCGAGAATTTAGCTAACTGGGCTAAAAAAGGCGCATTGATTGGAATCACTGGGCGCATTCAGACACGTAGCTACGAGAATCAGCAAGGTCAACGTGTGTATGTAACCGAGGTTGTCGCTGAGAACTTCCAAATGCTAGAAAGACGTGCAGCTCGTGAAGGTGGCAATGCTAATCAAGGTAACACATCGGGAGCGTTTGGCAATGACAACAGCTATGCAGGGCCTCACGGGCAACAAGCACCGCAACAACAAGCGCCACAACAGCAAGGGCCAAACTTTGCAAGAGAAAGCAGCCCATACGGTAATTCAAACCCAATGGACATCACTAGTGATGATTTGCCGTTCTAATTAGGTGAAATATGAAACTAGAATTTCTATTACCAAGGTCGAAATCTAAGCCTGCTCAAAATTTAGTTATCAACAGTAATGACAGATTTCACTATCAAGCAGAGGGCCGGATGGTCAAGAAACTGCGATTGATAGCGAGAGCAGAAGCGGGGCTTAACATTAAGCCAGTATATAGCCCAGATAAGCCTTGTAAAGTGCTTGTCACGGTCTATGCACCAACCAGACGAAGATTAGACCCACCCAACCTATATCCGACT